CAATGTCGTTCTCGTCGGCCGTCGTGGTGGCTCATTCCTAGAGTCTGGTTATGTATATGCACCTTATGTGCCACTACAAACTACTCCCACAATCTTCGGACCCGAAGACTTCGTGCCTCGCAAGGGCGTGATGACTCGGTACGCCAAGAAGATGGTTCGCCCCGATATGTACGGCCTCGTCGTCATTCGCGGCCTTCTAGGTGAGTCTGGTGCAACTAGCTAATTAAAGCTTTAACGCACGCTAATAACGCAAAGCCCTCTTTCGAGTTATTTCGGAAGGGGGCTTTCGTTTATGGCCAACTACTTATGTGTGCGGATCATAAGACATGTCTGAAAAATACCGCCGCCAATTTTTTGAGATTTTCACTTTTCATTTTTTAAAACTACTTATTACTGTACTTTAAGGAGGATCATCATGCATCCAAGACGACGTTTAATGTTGAAGACGCGCCAGCGCCGCCAACAAGAAGAAACCCTAGTAGAGGCCCCCAAGGCCGCCCCCAAGGCCGCACCAGTTAAAGAGGAGGCCGCTGCTCCAGCACCTGCTCCCACGAAAGCTCCCAAAAAGGCCACGAAAGCTTCTACCAAGCGTACAAAAAAAGCTTCTTCATAGCGGACAAGATAAATTAAAAGTTCGTGATGAAGATTTGCTTTCAGCATTACTATTTATGTAATAGGAGTACGCATGTATGCCGACGAATCTAAGTCCAGTTTCTAAAACTAGCGCAGTTATTTTATCATCCACTGGTTCTACAACTGCGGTCACCGGCACATTGCCGTTTGGGGTCTATACAGGTTCAGTACCTTTCCTAAGTGGTGCCTCTGCTCAAGTTTCTTATGTATATAAGAAGCTTGGGGGTGATGTAGTAGATATCGAGCTTACGCCCGGTAATGTGTATGCGTCCTATGAAGAGGCAGTATTAGAGTATTCCTACATTGTTAACCTACATCAAGGTAAAAATGTTCTATCGAATGTCCTAGGCTCCCAGACCGCATCCTTTGATCACAAAGGAGATATCGTATCTGGACCCTCTGGTTCAAATCTTAAGTATCCTCGCTTCTCCTTGGGTTATTCAAGACGCGTAGGTGATGCTGCAGCAGCAGCAGGCGGTTTTGGTGGGACAATCCCACAATATTCGGCTTCCTTTAAGGTTGTTCGGAACCAACAAGACTATGATCTGCAAAGTATCATCCAGAGTGCTTCGGATTCCGGTGTGGATGATGGAGGTGACGCGGTAGATTATTCAGGTAAAGTCGGAGATAAGAGAATAATCGTTACGAAGGTATATTATAAATCTCCCCGTGCAATGTGGAGGTTTTACGGATACTATGGGGGCTTGAATGTGGTTGGCAACTTTTCAACTTATGGGCAATTTGCTGATGACTCTACATTCGAGGTTATCCCTACATGGCAAAACAAGCTCCAAGCGATGGCATATGAGGATTCGATCTATACTCGAACTTCTATGTATTCTTTTGAGCTTATAAACAATAGGCTTAAACTTTATCCCTCCCCAGAACACTATGGATTTGGGGATGCTTTAAATGACCGTTTTTGGGTGAGATTCTATGTAGATTTAGAACCCTATGAGTTAGATGGGAGCGTAAATACCGGCATTGAAGGGGTGAGTAATATAAACACCCTCCCGTTCGACAATATACCGTTTGCAAACATCAACGCAATTGGACAACAATGGATTCGCAAGTATTCTCTCGCTCTATGTAAAGAGATGCTAGGGCAAATTCGTGGCAAATTCACTACTATTCCCATTCCTGGCGAAAACGTAACGCTAAATCACTCAGAATTGTTATCACAAGCAAAAGCTGAACAAGAATCACTCAGGGACAAGTTGAAGGAAATGCTCAAGGAGACTGAATATGTTGCATTGGCCAAGCAAGATCAAGAAATTACGGATGCAGCAACCAACGTACTGAAGGTCACACCGTTGCCGATTTTTGTGGGGTGATAACAGATGTCTAATGAATGGAAACGTCCAGATTCTCCACCCCCTCCTCTTTTCTTAGGTAAGAAAGAGCGTGATCTTGTTAAACAAGTCAACGACGAGTTAATTGAGAAGGTAATAGGACAACAGATATTGTATTATCCTATTGATCTTGAGCGCACGAAGTTTCATGATTTATACGGCGAAGCCATTGAAAAAACCTATCTTCCTCCTATTCGCGTTTATGCATTGGTCGAATATACAGAGTATGTTACCACATATTTAGATGGTGTAGGCGTCGATAAGTCATGGGAGGTTAATGTACATTTCCATAAGAGAAGATTAGAGGAAGATCAAAACCTTTATGTCCGTGAAGGTGATTTTGTTTTATATAATGATAATTACTATGAGATCGTCATACTGAATGAGCCTCAACTCTTGTTTGGTCAAGCTGGTCAAACATTTGAGATCGTCGCCCAATGTAGGAAAGCTAGACAGGGACTTTTTGATGCTACCTGATAATTTTGATTTTGCAATGTTGCCTACGGGTTCGGGAGAATACTCTCTTAGAGAAATCGGGATGTTATCTTCGACTCTCGAAGATATTGATTATTCTATCGTAAGCTGGTTGAAAGAAGATTTAAATTTATCTGCGCGTAGTAATCAGGGGTTCAAAAAAGTGCCAGTATTGTGGCAGGTCCCAGAGCGCGCCTTTCAAGTTAAGAACCGCGAGGACTTAAGAGATGATAATGATGCTATCATCTTGCCTGTGGTGAGTGTAGAGCGTACTAATATAAACAAAGACCCGGCAAAGAAAGGATCCTATCAAGCTAATCTCTACTCAGATAAGAGAAATGGCCGCGCAGGAAGGTTTGTTATTGCAAAACGGATTGTTCCAGACAAGACAAGGAATTTTGCAGTAGTTGGCAACACCAGACGAGAAAATTATACATCAGGAACAGAACAGCGCTATTATCCGAGAATTAACAAGAAAATCGTGGTTCAAACACTCTCGATCCCCATTCCAGTATATGTGAGCGTGGATTATAAAATTCTTATTAAGACAGAATATCAACAACAGATGAATGATTTAATGGCCCCTTTTATGACGAGAACTGGTCAAATCAACTCGTTTGTAATGAAAAGAAACGGTCATTCTTATGAAGCTTTCATCCAACAAGGGTTTGCCCACAACAACAACGTCAGCGCTTTAGGTTCCGAATCGCGCGAGTTTACAACCGAAGTAACGATCAATGTTTTGGGTTATTTAATTGGCGAAGGGATTAACGATGATCGCCCCTTAGTTAGAATTGAGGAAAATGCGGTTGAATATCAGTTTCCACAAGAATCTACGGTTCCTGCGGGTAATTCGAATCTTTGGTTGAAGTAAGATTAGTTCAGGAACTAAATATTGAAAGTCGCCTATCCTTTTGGGTTTAAAAATACTATTTAAAGTATGATTAGGCATTAAATATACTTGCTTTTCGAAAGAGGAACCACAACATGTCAGTAAAAAGTTTCAAATTTGTATCTCCTGGAGTGTTTATCAATGAAATTGATAACTCCTTTATCCCTAAATCGGCAGAAGCGATCGGTCCAGTAGTGATTGGACGCTCAACACGCGGTCTCGCTATGCAACCAACCAAGGTTGAATCATACTCCGATTTTGTCAATATGTTCGGAGATACTGTCCCAGGAAATGGAGGTGGTGATGTTTATCGCGATGGTAACTATCAATCTCCAATGTATGGAACATATGCCGCAAAAGCGTTTTTAAGAGCCAATGTCGCTCCGCTTACATATGTGAGACTTCTTGGACAACAAACTAGCGTTGGTTCAACCGCCGGCGGAGACGCCGCCGCAGGTTGGAAAACTGATTATACTATCACGGCCGGCGGCGGCAGCAACAATGGTGGCGCATACGGACTTTTCGTGTGGCCATCGGCTTCTGTCGCAGTGACATACGATGGTACTGATATCGGAACTGGTTCTCTCGCCGCAATCTGGTATTTGAATGGCCAAGGTACTACACTAGTATTAAGTGGTGCATATTATGATGGTATGGGCAACGCCGTCCTAACTGCGTCCGCTGGTACCTTGGTTACCTCTGATTCCAACGGGCTGTTCAAAGTACAGATTAGTGGTGCTACCGGAACAGAGACAGTTCTGTTTGACTTCGATGATTCAAAGGAAACATTTATTCGTAAACGTTTCAATACCAATCCACAACTTTGCTCAACTGCCGGAACCTTCTATCCATCTGATTCTATTAAGGATTACTGGCTAGGAGAGACCTTCGAGCAGGAACTCCGTGATGGTGGCGACGGCGCCACCGGCGACCTAACATCCAATGACAACCTTGTTGGTATTATCGTAGGTATCGGACAAAGTGGTTCCTCTGGTGTCACTTCAGGAAATGATCCCTCACAAATGAAGGGTCAGGCATCCGCCGAAGCTAAGGCTGGCTGGTTCATCGGCCAAGATCTCGGTGCTCCAGTTGGATATAGCCCCGAAGGTATGCAAAAACTATTCCGCTTGATTGGCCGCGGCCACGGTGCGTGGCTCGACAAAAACCTTAAGATTTCCATCGAGAAGATTAGACAATCAGCAACCACAACTACCGAATATGGTACCTTCTCTGTGGTGTTGCGCAACCTTCTAGATACAGATAACATGATTGAGATTGTTGAGAGATATGATAATCTCACCCTTGATCCCGCTTCCCCCAACTATGTTGCCCGCATTATCGGCGATACCTACCTGAGTTGGGACACTACAGGGCGCCGACTTAAGCAATATGGTGAGTACCCTAACCGTTCTCAATTCATCCGCGTTGAAATGAACGCTGATGTGGACGCCGGCGCCACTGATGCCGTCTTGCTTCCGTTTGGCTACTTCGGTCCTCCCAAATTTGCTGGTGTCACCGGCGTGATCGGCACTGGCGTTGCCGCTACGGCCGGCTCATTCCTTGTCGGTGGCGAAAATATTCCTCTCTCTGGTTTAGATTATCTAGGAAACCGATTAAGCAAAATCACCGCATCCTTCGGGATGCCATCGACGCGCCTCCGCGTGAGTGCGTCCGCTGGTGGTTTGAGTGATCCCACAAACGCTTACTTCGGAATGTCCACTACTAGAATTTCTAGTTCCACACGTCCTGATGCTAGCGTAGCTGATTCACACAGATTGTGGTACCCCGGCTTCCCAGACGATCCAGTTGGCACTGCGCCCGCGTCCGGCATTAAGGGATTCGGCTATGTATTCTCACTAGATGACGTTGTATATGATAGTGTCAATCAAGGTTATTACTATCTTTCCGGCTCTCGCCGCAACCTCGCCTCGGCCACTAGTGGATCCTACACCGAACTACTGAACGCTGGATATGATCGATTCACTGCTCCTTTCTGGGGTGGTTTCGATGGATTTGATATCCGTAAGCCAGATCCAGTGTACAACAACGGAATGGCTGCGTCTTCCACGGAAGATAACTCATATATCTATCATACCTATCGTAGAGCGATTGATTCGGTAGCTGATCCTGAATTTATCAACATGAACTTGTTGACAACTCCAGGTCTTACCAACGACGCGCTCACTACTCATATGATTAATGTATGTGAGGAGCGCGGAGATGCCATGTCGCTTATCGATCTGGCAAGTGTATATATTCCGCCTCATGAGCAATATTACGCTGACAAAGCTAGCCGCATTGGAACCACTCCAACAAACGCTGCGATTGCCTTGAAGGATAGACGAATTGATTCCAGTTATGGCGCCACTTTCTATCCTTGGGTTCAAACCCGCGATGAGACCAGCGGACAGCTTGTCTGGATTCCGCCATCTGTCGCTATGATGGGCGTATTGGCAAGCTCCGAAGCTAAGTCCGATGTTTGGTTTGCTCCAGCCGGCTTCAACCGAGGCGGCTTGAGCGAAGGTGCCGCTGGTATCCCAGTTACCAACATAACCGAGCGTCTAATCTCCAAGGATCGCGACACGCTATATGAAGCTAGTATCAACCCAATTGCTTCATTCCCATCTTCTGGGATTGTAGTGTTCGGTCAGAAGACCCTTCAAGAGCGTCAATCTGCCCTCGATCGAATCAACGTCAGACGTTTGGTGATCTACCTGAAGAAGCAGATTTCGATTCTCTCTACCCAGATTCTCTTTGAGCAGAACGTTCAATCAACCTGGAACCGATTCATCGGTCTAATTGATCCCTTCTTAGCTAACGTCAAGACCAAGTTCGGTCTCAGTGACTATAAGTTGATCCTTGATTCTTCTACCACTACGCCCGATTTGATCGATCAAAACATCTTGTACGCCAAGATTATGATCAAGCCGGCCAGAGCTATCGAGTACATCGCGATTGACTTCGTGATTATGTCAACAGGAGCGTCATTTGACGACTAAATAAAAGTGCGGGGGGTTTTTCTCCTCGCACACTAATTAAAATAGATTAAGGAGTTATTCAACAATGCCATTCTGGTCAACAAATTTCGGAGAAAGTGCCGAACTAAAAGATCCAAAAAGAAAATTTAGATTTACTGTGGAGTTCACAGGCATCAATGCCTCCCAAGGGGGCTCCTTTTTGTGGTACGCAAAGACTGCGACGAAGCCTTCGTTTGCTGTTAATGCAGCAGAGCACAAGTATCTTAACCATACCTATCATTATCCTGGTTCAGTAACATGGGCAGACGTATCAATTACTCTTGTAGACCCTGTAGAACCCGATATGACAGCTACTTTTGCTGATATCCTGCAGGCATCCGGCTATCAAGTGCCTAGTGATCCTACGAAATTGACTAGCATTTCCAAAGCAAAATCTGCGAGCGCCCTAGGTTCCGTTATTATAACTCAAATCGATTCGGATGGTAACGAATTGGATAAGTGGACGCTTATGAACGCATTTGTTCAAGATGTGAAATTTGGCGATAGTCTTGCCTATGGTGATGATGAACTAGTTGAGCTTTCCTTGACCATGAAGTATGATTGGGCTACTTGCGAAACCGCCAACCCCTCCGTTGCTGTTGGCG